GACCCCGTCAAACTGGTGCCGATCAATCCGGACCGCTGCGCGCTCTGGGAAGCACCTGACGGGAGACTGTTCTATCGCGTCACGCCGTTCGGTCTGCACGAATTGGCCGAGCTCAGGGACATGCCGTACCTGATCCCGTTCGAGGACATGTTCCATCTCCGCGGGCTCTCCGTGAACGGATTATTGGGAGCTTCGCGCATCGCGGTGGCGCGCGACGCCATTGGCCTCACCATCGCGCAGGAGCGACAATCGGCGACGTGGATCGGCGCCGGGTCGCGGCCATCGGGCGTGCTGTCGACCGAGCAGAAGCTGACTGACCAGGACGTGGCGCGCCTGAAGTCACGCTGGAAGGAAATCAATGCCGGACTGCAGAATTCCGGCAAGGCGGCAATTCTCGAGGCGGGCCTGAAATGGACGCCGCTGTCGATCTCGGCAAAGGAGCTCGAGTTCATCGCGGCCCGGCAGTTCCAGGTGCAGGAAATCGCGCGGATGTTCCGCATCCCGCCGCACATGATCGGCGAGCTGTCGCGCTCTACCAACAACAATATCGTTCAGCAGGCGCAGGAATACGTCAACTACACGGTCTCCGGGTACACGCGCCGCTGGAAGGCGAAGCTGCGCATGACCTTTGGCCTGCGCAAGGACGACATCCACGTCGACTTCGACCTTTCCGAGCTCGTGCGCGCCGATATCTCCGCCCGCTACAACGCCTATCGCATCGGCATCATGTCGGGCTTCCTCAAGCCGAACGAAGCCCGCATCGACGACGGCCGCGACCCCGATCCGAAAGGTGACGAGCTTTTGCAGCCATCGAACATGGCCGCGGCCGGCAGCCAGTCGACCGGTACCAAGGCCGATGACGGCGGGCGTCCGGAAGACGGCACCATCGCCTAATAGGAGTGACGGATGAAGATCCTGACGCCGGCTGATTTCGCCACGCGCCTGAAGAAGGGCGAGCAGAGCCGAGATATCCTGATCGATGCCGACGGCGCCGTGCAGGCCAAGCTCGTCGGCCTCTCGGCATCCCTCGAGATGGATACGGTCGAGGACCGCTCGGTCAACTTCACCATCTCGACCGACGCAGTCGATCGCTACAATTCGACGATTGCGCCGGAAGGCTGGCAGCTCGACAATTTCCAGCGCAATCCCGTGGTGTTGTGGGCGCATGATGATTCGATTCCCGCGATCGGCCGTGCCGAGGAAACGCGGATCGATGGCGTCAATGTGCGTTCCCGCGCCATCTTCGCGGACCGGGACACCCATCCCCTGGCGGACACCGTTTTTCGATTGATCAAGGCGGGCTTCATCAACGGCGCCTCCGTCGGCTGGATCCCGCTGGAATGGAAGTTCATCGAGACCAAGGAACGCGGCTTTGGCATCGACTACACCCAGCAGGAGCTGTTGGAGTGGTCGGTCGTCAACATCCCGGCGAATCCGGAATGCCTGAAGGAAGCGCGCTCGATCGGCATCGACACCAAGCCGCTGCTCGTTTGGGCGGAGCGCACGCTCGACCAGGCGGGACACCTATTGATCCCGCGCCATGAGCTCGAGCTCCTGCGCAAGGCTGCAGGGAGCCCGTCCGTATCGCGGCCCATTCGCTCGGACGGCGCGGACTGGAAGTGTGCCGCCGCACGCGACCTGCCGATCGAGGAGGACGACAGCTGGGACGGTCCCGCCGCGGAGAAGGCGATCTTTTCCGAGTGCGGCTTCGACGGCGACAGTCCCGACACCGCCAAGGCACGTCAGGCGTTCCTCTGCTATGACGCGTCTGCGCCCGATAAGCGCGGCTCGTACAAGCTGCCGTTCGCAAAGGTCGTGGACGGCAAGATGAAGGCATCGGCATCAGGAATCCGCGCGGCCGCTTCCCGCCTTCCCCAGACCGACATTCCCCAGGCCGTCAAGGACGAGGCGCGCAAGGTGCTCGACGCCTATGAAGCCAAGATGGGCGGTGATGAGGACAAGGCCTTTAGCGAAGCGGCTTCGGCGGCAAAGACGCTGTTGCGAGTCGGTTCGATCGATGCCGACGGGTTCGCAAACCTCCTTATCAGTTCGGCGCGACGCATCTTCATGCGCGCCGGCCGCGTGCTCTCCAAGGAGAACGAGGATTGCCTGCGAACGGCTCACGAGCATATGGCGGCCGCGCTTGATCACTGTCAACGGGGTATGGATCACGTCATGAGCGTGGTCGAGCAGAACCGGGATCCGGCGGATGGTGATGGGGACGACAACGATCCCGCTCACGACACCGGCGACGACAATGACCGCTCGGCGCAGGAGATGCGCCAGCGCCGCGTGCGGCTGTTGAAGCTCTCGGCGTCGCCGCTGGCGATCGCGGCCGGCACCCGGCACTGATCTTTCCCCAAACGAATTCCCTCCCTCACTGGCGAGGGCTCACCCTGCGCGGGATTCGCGCATCAACGTCCAATGGAGAAATCAATGGACAAGAAGTTGCATGAGCTTCGCCAGGCCCGCGCCAAGGCGATTGACGAGCTGGAATCGCTGATCGGAGACAAGGAAAAGTTCGAGTCGAAGGAGCGCGAGATCGCCGGATTCGACGAGAAGATCGCCCAGGCCGAGCGTGCACAGAAGCTGTCGGCATCGCGGGCGCGTCCGAGCGGCCAGCACGATCAGCTCGATCCGGGCTTTATCGCCGAGGGCGTGGCAGCCGCGCAGGAGCTCTATTTCGAGCGCGGGTCGGATGGTCGCAACGTCCGCAAGCTGCCCGGCTTTGATCATTATCTCGCCCGCGCCCGCGCCAAGCTGCGGAGCTCGGGTCAATCCTGCACGCCGGAAGGTCGCGCGCCGTTCGCAAGCCTTGGTGAGCAGCTCGCTGCTGTCGCCCGCTATTACATGGGAGGCAAGGATCCGGCGAACGCCGACCCGCGCCTGGTGCGCGCGCCCACCGGCGCCGGTGAAATCGATCCATCTGCCGGCGGTTTCCTGGTGCAGACCGATTTTGCGACCGCGGTCTTCATGCGCGCCTACGAGATGGGCGAGCTTCTGGGCCGGGTCGAGAAGATGTCGCTGTCGACCTCGGCGAACTCGATCAAGATCCCGGCCGTCGACGAAACGAGCCGCGTGACGGGAAGCCGTTGGGGCGGTGTTCAGTCCTACTGGGTCGGTGAAGGCACGAACCCCGGCGCCACCAAGCCGAAATTCCGCCTGGTCGAGCTCGACCTGAAGAAGCTGATGTCACTGATGTATGTCACCGACGAGCTTCTGGCCGATGCGTCAGTCCTGACCTCGATCGCCGGCAAGGCGTTTTCCGAGGAAATTATGTGGATGACCGAGGACGGTATCTTCGAGGGTACCGGCAACGGCATGCCGCTCGGCATCATGAACTCGCCGTGCCTCGTCACCATCAACAAGCAGACCGGCCAGGCCTCCAAGACCATTCTTTACGAGAACGTGGTCGGCATGTGGGCGCGTTGCTGGGGCCGCTCGCGCTCGAACGCGATCTGGACCATCAACCAGGACAACGAGACGCAGCTCTACACCATGAGCCAGGTCATTGGCACGGCCGGTGTGCCGGTCTATCTGCCCGCGAATGGTTTGTCGGGCCGCCCCTATGGCACGCTGTTCGGGCGCGACGTGATCACGCTGGAATACAACAACACGCTCGGCACCGCCGGCGACATCGTGCTCGGCGATTATTCGCAATACGTGCTCGCCGACAAGGGCGGCATCCAGGCGGCGTCCTCGATGCACGTGGCGTTCCTGACCGACGAAATGGTGTTCCGCATCACCTACCGCGTCGACGGTGAGCCGATCTGGCATGCGCCGTTGACCCCGGCCAAGGGCTCGAACACGCTCTCGCCGTTCGTCGCGCTGCAGAGCCGCTGATCTCTGATCTGAACTGAATCCAAATAAGGACACTCGCGCATGGCTGAGAAGCAGTCGCCACTCGAGGCGCTAGATCAGAAGCAGCTTCGTGAAAACGAAGCGCGTCGGGCCGCGACCGATGCCGCACTCAAGGAAGTGCGCGAGTGTGAAGCTCTCCTCGTCGAGGCGAAGCAGAAAGTGCAACGTCTTCAGCAGGAGAGCCTGAAGGCGGGCTTCGATTATGAAACGGAGCGCGCGCGCCTGACCGCCGAGATCGAGACCAAGGCGGCGTAAGCCATCTTCCCGTCAACCCTTCTTACATGGAGACTCGCCGTCATGGCCCGTCAATTCTCGCTGCCTGAAATCATCCCGCCCGTTCAGCTGCTCAATCCCGCTGCCGATGCCGCGGGGCGCACCTCGGGCTATGTGAACGTTTCCAAGCTCGACAAGGCCTACATTGTCTGTCACCTCACCCAGGGCAACGCGGCGACCGTGCAGTTCAGCGTGCTGCAGGCGCAGGACACCTCGGGCACCGGATCGAAGGCGATCAGCGCGACGCCGATCTGGAGCAATCTCGACGAGTCGGTGA